ACTTGTGTTTGACTCAATCCCGTTCTGCCTGATATTGGTCCACCATGTATCTGTGCCGAAAGAATGCAAGGAAATAAGAAGCAGAGGACGATTGATAAGATTATAAACTTATGCATTATACGAACCTACCTTTTCTAATTTCAGTACTAATCTGAATAACTGCGTTGCTTCCTGCTGCCGAATTGCATATTTCAAGGTTGTTAATTTGTTCAACATTTGTCAAATATAATGTTCCACCAGCAGAAACAGAATGACCAATTGACCCCGCAACAGGCTCCGTTAATCCATCAGTCGTAAATCTTATAGCATTTGTCTCAACTGATATTAACACTCCTGTTATTGGTTCATATGTATCAGGATTTTTTAAAACAACTGATAAGCTTGATAAAGATTGTTTAACATCACTAACAAAGGTATGGTTGTAATGTTTCATTGTTCGTCCCATTATTGTAAAAATATTTAAACCCATTTTATATCTCTCCTTTTAAGTCATGCTGACAAAATCATCATATGTAAAATCTATTAAAATATTAGTCTGAAACCATGAGCCAGACCGTCCGATGTCTTTCACGTTTATATCAAAAATAATTACATCATTGAAACTTTTGCCCTGATAAATGTCAATAATATCTTGTAGATATCCATCATCTGTTGCATTGTTGGAATCCGCAGCCGAAAATAATTGTATAGAAATTAAGCCATAACCTCGAAATAAATTTGAAGCTGCGCCCATTGACTCTTGAATGTTGGCTTGATTATGGACATTGAATCGAACCCATGATTCATTGGCATCTGGTTCAAGTTCTTCTTTTCTCCATGCGATCGGGAGAACAGTAAAGTTTGTATTGAATCTGCTTTCAATAGCCTGTCTTACGTCTGATAGACTCATAAACTAAACCTCACAATATCTGCGAGTTCCTGCATTTTCATTTCCGCTATTTTAACGTCATGATTCACGAATTCTTTAGGACTTTGTGTCGATGTTCCATCGTTTAATTCTGAGATATATGGCAGATTATTATATACATACCATATTGAGCCTATTTTTAATCTTGTGAGTTTTTCTTGTTGCGCAATAGCCGCACTTGTATCAAAAAATAATCCCTGAGTTCCTTCCGGTGCTTCAGCCAATTCAAAAGAACCAGGTGCATTCCCATCTATTCCCCATGAACCTCTAGCACGACCTGTATCAAATGGTGTCCCTGTTGGTGGTTTGTCTAACAATCTATTCTGCAATTCAATAACTCCTGCTCTTTGAATCTTTTCAACTTCTTCAGCCGGAAGTTCTTTCATCTTGTCAAGTTCTTTCAAAAAAATATTAAGGTCACTCATGCTAAGACCTCCTAATAATACAGGAATAAAGAGCATCGCTGCCCTTGAAATTTATCCTGGAAACAGATTCAACTAAATAAGATTCTGTGTAAATTGTTATTTGGTCATTTTGGATAGGGACGATAGACAAAGCAGCTGGTGAGACATATAGAACCATATCTCCGAATTTTACATTGTCTCCATCAATCATGGAATTATTTACTTTGTCTGGTGCGGAATTAAAAGTGTAAGTTGTAGTTGTTCCCGCCGCATGTGTTGAAGTTGTCGGGTCGTATGCTCCTTGAGTTACACGAGTTAGAACGGTTGTAACCGCTCCGAGAGAATTTATGAGATTTTTTGTGGTGTCGGCTAGTGACATAATTCATTATCCTCTCAGTGTTGCAACTGTTCCCCTCGTTTGAATAATTCCCCTCAACATACCTTCTATCTGCTTATATATTTTTGTGCTGGCTGAGCCGTCCATATATTCAACTTCGACTGGTCCAGCTTTTTCGCTCTTGGTTTTTCTGTCAATTCCTGCATTGATATCAACTGAACCCATTATTTCCTCTGCGAGTATGCAGGTTGATTTTTTGACAGGTAATGGGACTGAATCATAATCATATTCATTATCATTCAAGTCCAGAGTTCCATACCGAGGAAATTGTAGAGCTTGAGTTGTGTTAATCGGTGAACCTTCAACAACATTATAATTTGATTCAAAATAATCTGTTGCCCCGATTAGATAAGCCTGTTTCTCGTCGAGTGATAAGGCTTTCCAATCCGTATTGATTCTATCTTCAAAATAAGAATCAGCGTCGGCAATAGATATATATGAGGTCGATGTAGATAGACCTGTTCCATCTTCTGCAACAAATGCCATTATCTTTTGCCTTTTCTCTTGTCAACTTTTTTAACTTCTTTAACTTCAGGTTTGACTTCAACTTTAACTTCTTTTATTGGTTCAGGTTTGACTTCAATAGGTTTTTTCAAAAGATAACCATCAGCAAGATATTTTTTGAGGTCTTTGCCGCTTATGAGCATCCAATCGCCTGTGGTTCCATAAATTTTAATCATATTCTCTCCAAAATAGTTATGAGCAGGAAGAAATGAATCTTCCTGCTCGATTAACATTCAATTAACCCATTATTCTACAACAAAGTTCAGGTCTCACAAGCATTCCACCATAGAGCATGTCAAACATCCACAAGGTCTGTTTGTATTGTCTAGTGACTTCGAGCCGGATTGAAAACCCTGTTACTGGATCAGTCATTTCTGATATGATGTGTCCAGGATTGTCAATAACTCCCCCGAGAGGACGATTGGCAAAAGCAAACGCACTTCTATGGAGTGCTATGTTGATGAACTGGTCAGCACTATGAGTCATAGCCGTTCCTGAAGCAATGTTGTCTGTAATATAATCATCAACCGCAGGCACAACATGAAGAGAACCGGATACATTCGAAAAAGTTGTCAGAGCAGATGCAACCATGAAAGTCTGGAGGTTGCCACTGATTGATATGATATCTCCGATTGCAAAAGACTGAGTCGTGTCAGGTGAATTGTTGAATACAAGTAGATTGCTTGCACTAGAAGCCTGAAAAGTCATTGTATAAGCTGCACCGGATGAATCAAAATAAGGAATCTGACCATCTTCAAGAATATCATAACCGAATTTTCTACCGATTAATCCATCTTGAACTATGCCAGGATCGCCGGAAGCAGATATGTCCTGCATCGCAGTGATAGACTTAAAGTTAGCAGCCGCTGCGTAACCGAATATTGCATATCTATTGGAGATGGGAGCATTGTGGTTATTTAAGAGCGCTGTTGCATCATTCATCAAGTCTGAATTAGCTGAAAACGGTGTGGTTCCCGCTGTTCCAACTGCATTGTAAACTCCACCAGGAATGCTAGTTGCAGGCACGTCATCGAGGAAACCATAAAGATATTCATTGATTCCTCTCGCAAGTGCTTCAGCACATTCTGAGGATTCTTTAGAAATATAATCTTCATTTCGATATACTTCGCCCATTTCTTTGTCGGTCATGTAGAAATGTGACTGTTCGTGCTGGTCGAGGCTGATAGCCGCTTTCGTTGGTGTAGTTCCACTTGGTGCGAAAGGTGTCGCACTTGCTGTTACCGCAGATGCAGATTTCGTCTGATGGATAGGAATATTTATTGTGTCTCCCTGTTCCGCCACTGCCCTCTGTCCGATTGGTTCATTGGCCACGAGACGAGCAAGAGAAACTCTACTTCTGAGAACCTCTACACTCTGTGCTAATACGGTGTTAACTAGATTACTAAGATCATTAGCTGCCATTGTAAATCACTCCTTTTAATTATTATTATTAATTATTCTGGAAGGACTGCAAAGACAGCCTTCAGGTTTTTGTTAATCGAGAAATTCCACATTGCCTTTTGCAATTTCTGAGATATATTTATTCTTTGCTTCTTGGTCATTTCTTCTTATTCTTATTTTCCCATTTGAACCCATGACAGGAGCCGGTTGCCCCTTGGAGCCTGAGCCAGCATTGCCAGTACCATGAAATAATGGCATATAGTTTGGATCTTCTCTCATCTGTTCGAATTTTCCTCTGAGATCCAGGTTTTTTCCTATTTTGTCAAGTTCAGGAGAATTTTTTATCGGATCTTTTATGTAAATGTTTCCGTCTTCATTGAATCTTATGTGCTGTTTGATTATCGGTGTAATCAACAAAGTGTTAGCCTGAGTTTTTTCTGCTGCGTCTCGGATTGCGTCATTAATTTTCATGTTTTGAAGTTGTCCAACAAGTTTATCATTTTCGTTTGCTTTTAAATTGATATCCTCATTGTATTTCTTTGTCCATTCTCGATTGACAACATCGACACGTTCAGCAACCAATTTCCCAGCTTCTTTTTCTGGATCAATTTCTTTTAATTTGTCATAATCAGATAATTTTGTTAGGACATCGTTAATGTCGGTGAGTCCAGCTTCTTTAAAAGGTTTGAATTCTTTTTTCAAAGAATCTCTGTCGGTTTTGATTTCATTCAATGCGTCTTTCAATCCCGTTACTTCTGATTCGGGAATAAATCCCGATACATCAAGCATATAATTTCCCGTTTCCTCGTTCTTCGTATAATGACTTTGCAATTCTTCTGGAATTCCATCCAAAGTTGTTGTAATGCCGTCAATAGCCATAATCAATCACTCCCTATCTTAGATTCCACTAAGAGTTGAATACATGAAAATAAACCAATGCTTCTGCATTGATGTTAATACCTATCTTAATTATATACCAGTGTCCTGTTTTGTGTAAGTATACGTTTAAGGTATGTTTTTCTTGACATATGCTTTTTGATATGATAAAATTGATATTGAAAGAGATGGTTGTTTTGACAGAATCTATTATAAAATTTTTAATAATAGTATTGTTTCTTTTAATTTTAATTTATCCGTCTGCTTTGTGTTGGAATTATTCAATCAATACATGGTTAGATTTTGCAGAAAAAGAAAAGGAAATAAGCATGACTGCATGTTATATTTTAGCTGTTGTCCCTGGTCTTGGACAATTCGGGATTCCATTAGCTGCTGCAACATTTATAATTAAAATGTTTTTATAAGGAGTTTATGAAATACTGTCCAATAAAAATATGGCGAGCACAGAACAATATTAGTCAACATAAACTTTCTGAAATGCTCGATATTAATGTTCAAGCCGTGAGAAACTGGGAAAAGGCTCGAACTTTTCCACGAGCCAAACAGATGATAGAGATACAACGGATTACAAGAGAACCATTGTTCTATGCTGTTTGGTTTTTGTGGTACGAGAAATTTAAACAAGAAGAGATGGAGATATAATGAAAGACAAAAATCACGCTCAAAAAGTATTTCTAGAAAGAATTGAATATATTGATTATGATTCTACAACAGGATATGTAGAGATAACTTTGGAGAAAGAGAGTGAGAAAGAGGCGAAACAATGATGACAGAAGCACAATTAATAGCCGATGCAATAACAAACGGATTTTTTATGGTGTATATTGCATTATTTGCGATGTTTTTATTTAAAGATATGGGGGGATAACAAAGAAGTGCGAGCAATACTAAAACTCGCAGAAATAGGCATCAAGGCTATTGAAGAA